CGCCGCCGCCGAAGCGATGGCGGCAGCGTTCCAACGCTGGGCGGCCCCGATAGACGATCGTGACGCATCGCCCATCTCGTAATGCACGACCAGCACGCCGCGCTCGACCTTCACGATTTTCTTGGTCACAACGGTGGACACAACGATGCCCGCCTTGTTGTTCGCGCTTGTCACGTGGTCTCCCACGCGCCAGCCCTGCTCGCCGTGCACGTCCACGTCGATGGTGCCGCCCACCTGCAAGCCCTTCAGGCGCTTGGTGCCCTCTTCGATGAGCGTGGCGCGGTCTGCGCTGGCGTAGTCGTACACCTCGGCCACTTCGTCCACGCCTGCGAAGGTGCGCGTGGTGGACACCTGGCCGCGCGCGTTGGCGTACAGGTCAACCACAACGCGGTTCCTTAGTTCGCCCGACCCAAGGCACACCAGATGATTGACCACGCGTGCCGTGCTCTCGGAAGTGAAGTCCATCAGGTCGCTGTCCACTTCGTCGGTGATGGTGGCGTAAGGTTCCGCCCACAGCTCCACCGTGCCGTCGTGGCGGCTCATGCACAGCACGCAGCCCGCGCTAGCCAGCATCGACTTTAGAGCCGTGTAAGCGTCCACGTAGCGCTCATACTGGTAGGTGACGGTGTGCCCGGACGAAGCCGCACGGGCGGTGAACAGTGCGCCCAGGCCCGTGTGGCTGATGATGTCCGCGATGGCCGCGTTCGCGTCGCCCGAAAATGTGCGGTAGTCGCTGCCCGACGGTGGACGCACGACCTTCCCCGCCAGGATGCCGTGCCACGTGCGCCCCGTGTAGGTGATGCCCATGGTGGACGTGGTGTCGGCCTTGATGCCGTCCACGATGCCGCCGTACTCGGTGCCGTCCAAATAGATGTAAGCCCCTGCCGACAGCCTGGGCAGCTCGAACGTGACCTCGAAGCTTTGCTCGGTATCGCCGAAGGCCAAATCCATTTCGTAATCTTCGACCGCCGCCTGGTCGGCCTTGGCTGAATCCGTCACGATCAGCGGGATGCCTACGCCGTCGCGGATGCCCATGGCGGCTCTCCCTCTTCGTCGTAATAGTGGACGTCAAAACCGAACGTCCTGTCCCACGTGACCGACGATTCGCCCACGGGCAGCGGCTGGAAGATGTAGCTGCCGCCGCCTTCGCCCGTCCCTCGCGTGGCCTTGTCGAAGACGTTGGTCACGGTTCCGTTCGCGGTCACCAGTGCCACGGTCTTGGCCAGACCGTCCACCAGCAGGTAGCCGCCAGATGGCACAGTCACGGCAACCTCGTACTCGTTGCCGCCGATGGTCACGGTCGGGTTGGTCACAGGGCCGAACACCACCAGCTTGATGGCGCTGGGCGTGTAGTCGTTCGCCGTGATTGTGTCGGGCTTGGGATTCTCGCTGTAGTCGTACAGGTAGTCGTGCGGGTAATCCAGCCACGGGTAGACCTCGCCAGGGTCTTCTTGTTCGGGGTCGAAATGCTGGATGTTCTCTTTGCGCCACACGCCGTCCAGCAGCACGACCGTGAGCCGCTGCGCCAGGGTGTCGGCGTAGATGCCGCGCGCGTCCATGGCGGTGACGTATCCGCGCTGCTCCCACTTGCCATAAGCTACGAACGTGCCAGGCGTGCCGCACGCCACGTCGCGGTCGAACACGCGCCGCATGCGGTCGGCTTCGGTGCGCTGTAATATCCACGCATCCATGGTGACCTCGCGGGCGGGTCGGTTAACGCCCGTGATGCTACGGTAGCGCAGGGAATAGTCCCACTCGCGCCCGCGTAAGTCGTTCGCCGTGCCGACGTGGACGGGCAGCGCGTCCAGCTCGACGGCCTGCCGCCCCGTGCCGCTTACGTATACCAGGTTAGGCATAAGACACCATCCTGTTCAGCTCGCGCCGCGTCATGGTCGGCGTGTAGTCGGCGATGATGGGGCCAAGGTTGCGAGACAGCCAAGCAATCAAGGCTTCGTCCCCCACGTAGTCTCCCAGGCCGTCCGCCACGGCTTCCGCAAACGGTCGCATCGCGCTTGGGTTTTCCAGCGGCACGATGGCTTCCCTGCCAGCTTCGCCCGCGCCGATAAGGCTTGCCCCGTCCACCAGGCCGCCGCGGGCAGCCCATGACACGGACAGAGACGGGATGGAGCCTTTCAGTAGGTCGCCAATCGTCCACCCTGCTGGGCTGATGCTGAAGCGCGGCAGCGGGACGTGGGGCATGCTGATGGACACATTGCCAAGACCGCCGAAGAAGTCCTTGATGGCCTGGATGGCTTCGCCTACCGCGTCCTTAGCGTCGTTAATCGGCGTTGTAATGGCCGTGTAGACATTATCGAATATCGCGCCGATGTCAGACGCGATACTTCCAAAGAAGCCCACGATAGCGCCAGGGATGCCCTGGATGAAATCTTTAGCTTCCTGGAAGGCCTGCTTCATCTTTTCTTTTGCGCTTGTGAACTTCGCGCCGATGTCAGCCGCAAACGACGCAAAGAAGCCAAGGATGCGGCCAGGTAAGCCGCGAATCCAGTCTTGCAGGGTCTGCCAGTCTTGGCGTGCGCCCTCGGATGCGGTGCGGAAATATTCGCCCACCGTGGTGAGCGCACTGCCCAGCAGTTCGAACGCCGCTTGCAGATACGGTGCCACGACTTCGTAAATCTGCGCCAGCCAACCAATGGCGATTTCCACCACGCCATAAAAGCCCGTGAACATCTCGCTTATCCACGTGAGCGCACCGCTTACAGCGTCCAGCGCGCCAGACACGGCGGGCAGTGCTGCGCTGCCGATGTCAAGGATGATGGGGATAACGACTTCCAGCACGCCCATCACTGCGTTGATGGCACCAGCGAGGATGCCGCCGATAATTCCAGCAATCTCGCCGATTTTGCCGCCGATTTCGGCGAACATCGGCATGTTGGCGGTGATGAAGCCCACCACGCTGTCGGCGATGGTCTTGACGCTGTCGAACGCGGGCGAAAGCTGCTGGACCACATCGCCAAGTCCTTGGAAGACAGCGGCCATGGGGCCAGTGGCTTCGCTTGCCAGCGTGTCGAACGCTTCGGTGAGCATCGGCAGAAGCTGGCCAGGCAATTCGGTAAAGACGTAGCTAAGCGCCATCGGGATGGCTTCGCCAAGGCTCGCGAAGATGTTCGTGATTATTGGGATGGCGTTCTGCGCCACCGCGCCCAGCGATTCGGTCAGGTTGCCGAAGGCCGCGCCCAGGTCTGCGTCAGGGTTGCCCAAAGCGGTCTTGAAGTCTTCCCATGAAGCTTTCGCCATGGCCAGACTCCCGCTCATTGTCTCGGCTGACTCGCGTGAGGTCGTTCCTGCTATGCCCTGTGCCTGTTGCACGTACTCGATGGCCTGCACCATATCAGCGAACGAATCCATGGACAGGTCAGCCGCCAGGCCGTTGGCTTCGGCGTATGCGTTCGCGTCATCGATAAGCTGCTGCATGCCCTCTTTAGTGCCTGCGTAGCCCAGCTTTAAATTATCCAACCAATTTTTACCCCCGCTTTCGCGGTATTTATCGTCAAATTATGACGGGGTTTAGACTATATCTTTGGCCAGGTAAAACGTCCACCCGCGCTTGATTCCTACCTCGTACATATGGCCGTACTTGATGTTGGTCTTGTTGATGCCGAAGTAGTCAGCGCATGCGTCACGGGATTCGAATTCAAGCCGCTGGTCACCGTTGATGGCCACGACCTTCTTCTTCCTGTTCTCGTTGCGCTCATGGTAGCCGAAGTTATAGCAGTTCTCGGACGGCGACACCCAACGCAGGTTCTCGACCCTGTTGTCCTTCTTGTCGCCGTTGATGTGGTCAACCTGCTTCTTCCCTTCTGGATTCGGGATGAAAGCAATGGCCACGGCACGGTGGACGTAGACTGGCACGGTCTTGCGACCAAGCATCACTTGAAGGTACCCGCATCGGTGCTCGTGAAGCCTTAAGATGCGGCCAGTCTTGTCGTTCCGTATCTGCCCGTCGTTACTGACAGAATAATTCGGCTTTCCGTCAATTTTGCGCCACTCAGTCATGCAAACCTCCTACTTTTCATGATATGTCTAGTATACCATGTTATAGGGTGCTTGCCAATGAGCGGGATGTGTTGTTTTTCCTGGTCAGCAGGCACTTCCAACGCCGTACCAATAGGCGCTGTACTCGGTGACGAACCGATAGTCGTTACACCTTCCCCGAAGGGCTTGGCACGGGATAACCATGCGCGTTCGCGTTTAGGCTTCCCCCGTTAGCAGCGCGGTCTGAGCGGCCATTTCCTGCCGTGCTTCCGCGCCACACCGCTGGTAGCGTTCACCTGCACTCACTGCACAGTTGCCTATGCAGCGGACATTAGGTTTATCGTGTAGTTCTCACGCGACAGGCCCATGATGGCGTTCTGCACATCTTCGGCGTTGCTGCCGAACGTGTTCACGTTGTCGCTGATGGCTCGCATCGCCACGTCGGTCATGTCCGCCGCCGCCATGGTATCGCCTTCGAGCGACTTGATCATCGCAGCCGAAAAGCTGGTGGCGGTCTCCATGTATTGGTTGGCGCTCATGCCGCTTGTCTTGTATGCTTCGGCTGCATATTGCTGCAAGCGGTCGGACGCATCGCCGAACAGCTTGTCCACGCCGCCGACCAACTGCTCGTAGTCGGCGTAATTGTTGAACGCGCCGCCGATGATTTCCTTGATGCCAGACACGGCGGCTTCCACGCCCTTGGTCAGGATGTTGCCCAGGGCCACGCCCACGGCTGTGGACTTGATGCCGGCGATGATGCCAGTGCCCGCCTTGGTGCCTGCGCCCTTGCCGTCCACGCCTTTTTCCATGCCCTTGTTGACGTCGGACACGCCCTTGCCGCCAAGCTTTGGCACGACTTCGACGTACGCTGTTCCGACTTTAGCCATTCTGCACCTGCACCTCCTTTCGCTCTTTGCGCAGCTCGCGCATCAGCTGCGTAATGGTCATTACCTGCGCGTCCAACTTGCGCCCGCCAGGGTTGCGCATCCACGACGGGCCGACGCGCTCTGGCATGGGGCCGCGCCGCTTCCTGTCGGCCTGCGACCATTGCCACGCCTGAAAAGAGTTGAAGAGGGCCGCCAGCATGATGTCCTGTAGCGTCCACGCGTTGTCCGCGTCCTGGATGATGCCCAGGCGTGAGGTGGACGGCAGACAGCGCACTAAAGCGGCCACATGCGGGGCTGTATGCCCGCCGCACATGGCCGCGTCCAGGTCGATGCCGTATGTCTCTTGGAGGTCGGCTCTTAGCTCGTCCTCGTGGTCTGCAAGCGCGACAGCGAGGGCGACTAGGCTTTTGGGAACAGCTTGCCCGCCATTTCGGCCAGCAGCTCGGTCACGTCCCCGAAGTCGGCCATGGGGCCGCCGCACATGTCCAGCACGTCTGCCTGCTCCAGGTCGGTGCAGTCGGTGACGATGCCCATCAGCTCCACGGTGGCGTTCAGCCCGTCCATGTGCTGCATCTCGCTGATGCGCGTGACGGTGCGCCAGCTTTTCAGCGCGGCATCGTCCACCGTCACAACGCGGTCGCGCACGGTGAAAGTGCGGGCAGCGGTCGCGGGCTCGGTTTCGTCCAACATCTTCAGCAGCTCTTCGCGGCTGTATTCAGCCATACGGCCCTCCTATGGTTTAGTTGTAAGCGACGTACTCGTAAGTCGTGACGCCGTTAGCGTCCGCGATGGAGTTAAACGTCAGCTCGCGCCCGTCAATCTGCGTTCCGTCCATGGTCGCGCCGCCGCGCTCCGTCAGCTGGTAGGTGCCAGCGAAGCGGCGGACGATGCCAGGGCGCGGGACGGTCTCGATGACGATGCAGACGGGGTCGAGGTTCGCGCCAGTGTGGCGCGCCACGATCGTGCCGTCCTGGCCCGTGGTCACGTTGGAATCGCCCCACGTCAGCTTCAAGACATCCGCATTGCACTGGATGGGCGTGAAGACAAGCTGCTCGTAGTACTCCGTGACGGCGTTGTACACCTGCGTGCGGCCTTCCCACGCGTTGATGGCGCTGGTGTCGCGGCTCTCGTTGAGCTGCACGCCAGCATCGCTCGTGAAGCCCAGCAGCACGAAGTCGCTGCCAAGCGCGGTGGTCGCGTCGGTCGGCAGCGCGGTGCCTTGGGGTGCCACGTAGATGGCACCAGTCGCGAGGGCACTGCCCAGGGTGACCTGGGATGCGTCCATAGTAGCCATGTGCTACCTCCTATGTAGTTGTGTGTTAGATAGATATGCAGGTCACGTCGAGCACGACCTGGTAGCGGGGCAGCCGCGTGGCATCGTCGTACCAGCGATACGGGCCGCTGTTGACGCGCATCGCGGTCACGCCGAACGGCCACGGCCCCACCAGCGCGGCGTCGCGTATGGCGTTGGCCATGGCTTCGGCCCGCTCTTCGGTTGCCGCCCACGCCTGCACGGCCATGGCGGGATGGTCGGCGAAGCTGTCTGTGCCGCCGCCCGTGCGCTCGACCGTGACGAACTCCGTGCCGGTTGAAGGCGGGAAGGTGGACGCTTGATAGCCCAGCCCGCCCAGCCATTCGATGAACTGCTCGGTGATGCTGTACATGCTGCGCCCTCCTATAGGACTTTCGCCAGTGTGTTGTTCTTCACCGCGTCGGCGGCTGCTGCGCCGTTCTCGGCGTGGACGAAGCCAATCCACGAAAAGCCGCTACGGCCTTCGACCATCTGCGCGCCGTATTCGGGCACCTGTGGGTGCGTCAGGATGCCGCCGTCTGGATAGCCGCTGTAACGGCCATAGGTTGGGTCTTCGGCCAGCATGTTGGCACGGTCGGCCATTTCCCTGATGACCTGCTCGCCCACGGCTCGACCTTCGTCGCAGTTGCCGATGAAGCGGCCAAGGGCTCGCGCGTCCCACTGGATTTTCAGGCTAGCCATGCGCCCGCCCAACTTCCACGGGCATGTGCCACGAGGTCGGGGTGTTTTCGTCCATGTACGGGTAGGGGATGCCCACGACCCAATACAGGCCAGCCCATGGCGCGGGCAGCTCCACGCTGCACCCTTCCAGGCTGTTTGTGTAGCCCTTGGGGAAGTGCAGCGTGAAGTCCACCGTCGCGCCTTCTGGTCGGCTCGCGTCCAGGTCGGCGGTGGCACCAGGCGCGACCAGCACGCCCGCCACCGTCTCGCGGGTCGGCTCTCCGTAGACGGGGTTGCCGAAGCGGTCGGTGCCCTCGACGTTGGGGTGGATGACCACAACGGTGGTGCCGCTAATCATGGCAGCACTCCCCGCGATGGTAGTGCGGCGGGATAGTGCCCACGATCATGGCGGACACGCCAAGCAGGGCGCGCTCGGCCTTGGTCAGGTACATATCGCCCATCGGGGCTTCGTACGTCCACGATTGGCTGTACGGCCCGCCAGTCATGCTCGCGTTTGTCGCGCCGAACATGGCGGACGTGCCCGCCGACATGACGCGGATGACCATGTTGCAGCTGACCATCTTGAGCGCGGCCAGCTGCTGCTGGTCTGAATCGTCCACGGTCACCAGGCGGGACAGCTGCACGGACGCATCGTCCAGCAGCACAGCCGCTCGCGCCTGCTCGTCGGTGGACAGCGCACGCCAACGGGCTTCGATGTCCGATACGTCCGCGTATGCCATTACTGCTCCTTTGGTTGGGGCTTGGGTTTCGCCGCCCTCTTGCGCGGGGCGGGCTTGGGCTGCTCGGCGGGGACGTATCCGCCCGCGATGAGCCGTTCAGCCAGCTCGGCGGGAGCGTCCACCGTCACGCCCGTGTACGGTGCGGTCAGCTTCATGACTAGGCCGCGTCGGTAACCTTGACGAACGCAGCGGCGTCGCGCACGACGAAGCCAACCTCGGCCTCGGCGCGGACGGCGAACATGTTGCGCTGCCAGAGGTTAATCTGCTGCGTGCCGTCGTTGATGGTGGCTTCCTCGCTGATGGCGATGTTGATGCCGTCCACCACGCCGTAGCGGGCCTGCGACCAATCGCCCGCGAAGCCGATGACGTTCGGGGTGCCAGCCTTGTAAACGGCAGTGGTCTCGGCGATGGGCGCTCCGAAGACGGCGGAAATGTTGCCCTCCAGCGCGGTCGGGAACAGCGGGCGGGAGTCACCGTCCACCGCTGCCAGCAGCAGGCCCTTGCCCTGCGGGGCGAGCGCCCAGCCGTTGAGGGTCGCGTTGGCGTTGGCGATGGTGTTGCGCACGGTGACCAGCTTGCCGTAGGTGCCGGTGCCGCCAATGCCGACGGCGGTGGCGCTGGTCAGCACGTCGAAGTTGCTGCCGGGCGCGGTGCCGTTGAACACGGTCGCGTCGAACTTCTTGGCGATGGCGTAGGGGAGACGGCGGGCCAGCTCGGCGTACACGGCGGACAGGTCGCGGCGGAACTCGTTGGAGAACAGCTCGATGACGGCAATCTTGTAGGGCGTCATCTGCTTGAAGCCGAAGGTGGACTCGGAGACGGGCTTTTCAGCGGTCTCGGCCACGAAGTCGGCGGTCGGGTCGCCCGTGATGATCGGGATGGTCACGCCGCTGCCAGGCAGGTTGACCTGCTGGGCGAGCTGCATGACGGCGGATTCCTGGACGGCGTTGGCCCAGATTTCCTGGGACAGTTCGGACGGGAGCTGGACACCAGTGGTGCCGCGGTTGATGTCCACTGCGTTAGTGGCAAGTGCCATAGTTTTTCCTCCTGGTTTAGAAGTTGAGTTTTTCCTTCGCGAAGCGTGCGAATACGTCGCCGTTGCTCGGCTTCACGCCTTCACCCACGACCGACGCGCCGCTTGTGCGCGATGCTGCGTGGATGGGGTTGGATTTCGCATACTCCGCTGCGAAGCGTTCCATGGTTTCGCGGTCGGGCAGGAAATCCAGCAAGGTGGACGGGACGCCAGTCTCTTGGGCTACCTCGGCCACGTCCTGGACGCGCTGCGCTTCGGCTTCCAGCTTGGCCAGCTTGGCTTCGGCCTTTTCAGCGCGTGCGACTGCCTTTTCCTGCTCCGTCATTTGTGCCGTCTTCAGCTTTTCCAGCTCTTCGGCGGCTCCCTTGTTCGCCTTGGCCTGCTTTTCCCAATCGCGGGCGTGCTGGCGCATGGCCTCGTACTTGGCCTGCCAGTCGGTCGGCTGCTCGGCCTGCTGCGTCTGCTCGGTCTGCTCTTGGGTTTCGGTGGCCTGGGCTTCTTCTGCCATGGGTGGCTCCTTTCTGCCCGTTTCGGGCAAAGAAAATGGCCGCTTTCCGCGACCGTGGGGTGATGTGCCGCCGCCGTTTCGGCTTTGGCTATGGACAGCGGCATGGTGCCGCGTGTCTACTTTCCGTGCTTCCTGATGTACTGGCGCAACTGCGCGTCGGTGTTGCCGTCGACCAGCATGTCGAACCGCTCGTTCGCCTGCTCTTCTGTCAGGCCGTAGCCGCCGCCGTTGCGCACGTAGACCTCGCGTGCCTGCTCTTCCAGCCGCTCTCGCTCCGTCTGGGGTGCCGTTCTGGTCTGCTTCGGCTTGGGGTCCACCACTTTCGCCGCCGCCGC